AACGAGGGGGCACAGTACCGCGCAGCGGAAATACTCGCTGAATTGGTGACGCGTTATAAATTGGACGTTTCCCAAGTGCGACGGTTCAAGGCAGCAAAAGAGCAACGCGCTACGAAATAGGCGGCCCCTCAGTCGACAAATAAAACACGTCGCCCCAGCGAGAGAGCCACGTGGTGATGTCTACAGCGCCGGTTGAGCACTCATCGTAGACAAGGCCGATAAGGTCAGCCAAGCGCTCGCCGCGCCACCGAGTGACGACGGCATCCGGTATCTCGACGCCAGCACTGGCGCTGTACCGATTCGACCATTGGTCGCCGTCTTCAAACGCTTTCAGCATGTATTTGCTGAGGTAGGCCGCCATCCTGGCCGTGGAGTGACGTGACCAGCGCTTGCGACGCACCTGATCGATGTTTCCGCCCAGATCGCCAGTGACGCTGCGCCAGATGGCCCGCACGACATTGAACGACTTCACCTTGACACCGTTCTTTGCGGACATCTGAAGTGGCAGCTTGTGAGTAGCGATGTGCATATGCCACGCGCCCCGTTTTTGACGCTCAAACGCACAGACGTAGACCCAGCCGGGCAGAGCGCGACGCATGCGCCGGACGAACTCTTTTAGGTGCACCTTTGCGGTCGCAAGATCAGTCATGTTGCCGCGATAGGTGAGCGTCAACAAAGAATCGAGCGCGAGCACCTTGACAACACGACGAACGCGAGTCGTTGCACGACGTGCAGCGCGGCGGAGATTAGCTTCCCGCTTTTCCTCCTGCTTGACCTTGTCGGCGGCATCCCGGTCAGCCATAGCCCGCCAGTCATCGCCCAAGCGAGCAGCAAGTTCGGGAGGGACTTCTTGCCAGATGACCGGACGGGAAATGACAGCTTCGCGATGACCGTTGCCTAGGTCATAGGTGCGCACGACATATTCGTCTTCAGCGGTCTTTGATTCGAACCAGATTCCTGCTACATTTTTGAGCATCGGTGTGCATCTCCTCATTGGCACCGGTCACGGCCCCCGGACTGTTGGTAGCAGTCGCGGGGGTTTTCTTTTGGCCCAGGAAGGCCGGTAAACGCGCGCCAGGGGCGCGAACGCAGTCAGGGGCAGGGGTAGCCATCAGCGAAACACCTGCAAAGGCTCTGAGGGCCAGCAATCGGAAAGGAGTGCCCAGCCGGTACCGCAGCATTCCTCGCAGGGCCGATGACTCTGAAAACGCCATCCCTCGCAGGAAGCGCAGACCCAAAAACCATGGTGTGTTCTGAAGTGTCCTAGTGATAAATCTAGGCCGGCGCTGCGCGCCGGCCGCCCACGCTGCGCGAGTGCGTCCGTCTGCGCGCCGCGCCGGGCCAGCGCAACAGGCAATGTCTTGAGGACGCGAGCGCCAGCGGGAGAAGGCGACCGGACGGAGGCGCGCCGGCGCAACGGCCTACGACGACGGCAGCGGTCTAGATGGGGCCTCAGGCCGGCCCCATACCCTCGGCCCCTCATGAGAACGCCCCCGCACGTTCGAGCAGCTGCCAGTGCCTGACGCGCTCGTCAGGTGGCAACTCCATCAGCTGGGCGACAGCGGGGAGCTTCTGAGGCTTTGGAGGGAGCGGAGGCTCTGGCCACAAATGGCAGTAGTTGCCGGCCTCCCGGTCAGCAGTGAACAACTGAGTGGTCCGATAGGCAGCATACAAGCCGGTCCCACGGTAGACCCAGGTATCAGCGTGAGGAGAACCAGGACCGAAACCGTAAGTGACGACGCCCAGGTGAACCCTCGGCATATTGCCGCTGAACATGCCCAGGCTGAGCAGCTTGAGCAAATTGCCGAGCATCGGAATTTTCAGACGGTCGAGACGCTTGCAACTGACGCAGTAGTCAAACAGCGTAGTACGCGCCTGCTTGTCGAGCAAACCAGGACTCTGAACGATGAAAAAGAGATCCCAGCCGCGTTTGCGACTATGCAGCAACCAATCAATGATGCGCTGCCGGTCGCCGCCGTTCCACTCTCGAGCATTGAGCCAAACAGCGCACTCATCGAGCACGATGGCGCCGTTGTTCTCTTCCACGCCCGTGTCATGGACCGTCGGCAAGCCTTCGAAATCCTCAGCGGTGGGTCGATCAGGCATGCGAATGAGCGGCGCACTGGGGCGCGCCTTCAGCAGCTTGGGAAGATCGATGTCGAGATTCGTAGCGACAGGCTTGCCGGACTCCAAGTAATCGCGGATACGCGCGACAGCGACGAGCGACTTACCGGCCCCGCGCGTTCCAGTGATGACATAGCCGGCCATGATCAGCTCACATAGCTGGCGAAGCGCAGGTTTTCCATGTTCCAGCGATACAGCCCGACCGCTGTGTCGATGCTGATGATCGCGGAGATGCACGCGGGGCCGTTGTCCGGAACCATCAGCCAGACGCCAACAGCGACGGCACTGCCACCAGGAAAGCTATAGGCGACGCCCGCTAACGCGACGGTCACAGCGGCCCACAACGCCAAAGTGAGCGCACCGAATGCCGCGACAGCGGCAGTGGCGAGCGCGACCTTCTTGGTGAAGTACCGGGCGAAGAACTCCACCAAAGCGGCGAACAGACCAGAGAGAAGACTGGCGAGCAACGGCATCATTTACCTCCAGTGGCAGACGTGAGCGAGCGCCACGCGTAGACGAGCGTAAGCATGTAGAGCAGCCAGCCGAGCAACTGACGCCACAACTGCGCCAACTGACTCTCACATGCATTCAGGACCAAATTGCCGAGGCGAGTCTGAGTCGTCAACACGCTGCACCCGGCAGTGGGGAGAAGCAACGCGCTGGGTGACCAGGGCAACACTGTCCGAGATGAACTGCCAATGGAAACGTCGCCAAGCTTCTGTGCACGCTGGTCCATAGCAGACTCCATGGACACGGCGCCCGCGTTCACGCCAGCCCGACCTTGATCGGCGGTCGGAGTGCCGGCCTCATCCAACTTGCAAGGCGGAGTGCCGGGAAGGCCGCAGGGATCGCGCGGTTTCTCACCAGAACCAGAAGTACCGGTGCCGCCGCTACCGTCGATCGGAGAGCCAGAACCACCGCGAATGTCGCCGTCGCGCGGGGATGCTGGGCCGCCGTTAGCGTCACCAGTCGAGCCACCAGCTTGACGACCAGCCAACGAGCCCGCGCCATCTGACCCAGCCGCGGGATTGCCGTTTCGAACAGGCGTGCTGGCCGTATAGGTCGGGTCTTTGCTCCCGATTTTGCCAACACACACCGTCTTCGAATTGAGCTGACCGACGTACCCATCGCACGGAGGGCTGGGGGCCTTTGGATCAGTCGCAGCATCAATTTGTGACGCGTTACACGTCGCGCCCGTGTAGGTGAAACCAAGATCGACGGAAAGGCGGTACAAGCCTTGCGCGTTAGGCACCTGAGACTGCCACGCGTTGGGAACGCCAGTGCTAAACGACAACGTGCCGACGCACGCCCCATCGCAACTGCTGGCGCCCTCCAGGTTTGCGCCTTGCTGGATGATGTTAGTACTCCAGGCGCTTGTGTTGCCGTCAGGCGTGCGCGCCCAGCCAATCGTGTAATTCCGCGTGACGACCTTGCCGGCCTTACCTTGGCAAGAATCGGCGGAGACACACGAAGCGCCGCGTGAATCAGGCGAAAAGCCCGACGCACAAACACATTGATCGCCGACCTTCGACGAGTTCGCAGGGCAACCGCCCAGGGTACCGATAGCCTGAATACCGGGACCGGGAGCAGTCGCACCACAACCCAGGTCCTTGACGCAACGCTGCTGAGTCGTGGCGCACTGAACGACGGTCTGACCGGGCACGATCGGGGCGCAAGAAGCGACCGAGAAAATGGTGCGATCGTCCTGGCTCCCGATGATGCGGTTGTAGGCAAGCGAACACGCATCGAACGGCGTCGACCCCGTGATCTTGCCGTCGCCAACGCTACACGCCCAACTGGTGGCAGTACCGGGCGATACGGTGCCTTCAGCGCGGCCGAAGCCAGCGAGCAGCAGAAGCAGTACAAAAGTTAGAAAACGAAGCAGCAGCATAGTGTTGGGGCCGGGCCCAGCCCCAAAGGCTATGCAGCCGATCAGGTGGCCTTATTGGCGATCTTCTTCACGAGCTTGAAGACGATCAGGCCACCGGTGACGGCAGCCAAGACCGTGAAGCCATAGCCGGCAATAGTCGTGAAGTCGGCGACAGCCTGAGTGAACACAGCCTGAGCGCCGGCCGGCACTTCTGCCATCGCGGGGACAGCAGCAACACCGGAGACAGCGCCGATCACAGCGGCGAGCTTGGAACGAAGGTTCATAAGAACTCCAAAACGGGCGGGTTAAAGAAATGCGGGGGTTGCCCAGACCTAACCGCAAGGATCAGGTGACGGACTCGGCCACCTGAACGAAAGCTTTGTGAATCAGCCCAGCACAGAAACCCGTGCCGAACGCGAGCAAACAAATGCCGATGTACCAAGCGATTTCAGAAGACATGGCAACTACTCAACGAAGGCGGCCGGCGATGTAGCCAAGAGCGAACAAGGCCACGACGAAGCCCCACAACAGCAGATTGAGCACCTGCGAATCACTGAACACGACAGCCTCCCTTGCGCCGGCACGCGGCATCGGCCAACTGATCGCCGAGCTGATGACAGCGGCGCGTAGTGGCATCGTTCAACGCCTCCCAACGCCCGGGCGCACAGCCTTCATAGACGTAGAGCACCTGTGCGCAGCCAGAGCAAAGCGCCACGGCAGCAACGAGAGAAGTGCAAAGCAGGTGTTTCACGGCGTATGACGAAGAATTGCGCAACGCGTTACGCCGCAACCTTGGCAGTTTTGGCAGAAGGCACGGCGTAAGGCTGAAGGCCGACAAGAACAGCGCCGATCTTGCGAGTTTTGTAGTCGGGCTTGAGCGCGAAGGAACCGAGGTAGACGCCGGGCGCAGTCTTGTCAACCAGATCGCGCGGCAGGGACAGAACGCCGACCTGTTCGACGACGCCGTCGGAGCTGAGCAGGGCACATTCGCATTCTTGAATCGACCACTTGCGCCCGTCTTTTTCACCCGAGCGGGCCTCATTGACCTTGAAAATTTGCAGGATGGAATTCATAGCTGAGTCCTTCATGAAACGCGGGGCACAATCGGTGCACTACCGCTATCGGAGTACGTACACAAACCCGTGTACCCCCTAACCCTACACAAAGGCGTGAACTATGTCAACGATGACGCATCTGCTAGACGCAGCCGCGAAGGTGACAGGGAGCGACTACAAGACAGCAAAGCTGCTGGGTCGAACGTCGCAAGAGCTGAGCGACTGGCGCCACGGACGAAGGAACCCGCAGCCGGAAGATCACGCACTAGTGGCTGCAATTGCAGATCTCGACGCCGAGGAAGCACTGGTGCGCGCTGTGCTGGCGAAGCACGCCGATACGCCGAAAGGTGAACGGCTGCTAAGCGTGCTGGGAAACGTCTTGCGTCGGACTGGCGAGGCGGTGACATTGGGTTTTTTCGCCAGCGTCGCCTCGGGTATAGGACCGACGACGAAGACAGCGGCAGCCGCGACGGTTAAAGCGGTGGCAACAATGTGCAGCAGGTCAATGCGCAGGCGACAATCTGGGGATTGTCAAATGCTCCAAACCTAACTAGTTAGCACAGTAACACGGACCCGCGAAAGCGGGCTTTTTTATTTGCGTAACGCGTTATGCTTTGACTATCGGTTACGTAACGCGTTAGCGAAATACAATTAGCGTAACGCGTGACATTGCTCTATAGTTCACCCATCGATTAACGCAACGGGTGACGAATTGAAGCAAGCCGAAGACACCAAGACGCGCGAACTGCCGGGGGTAACCAAGCGAGGAAGAAAGCCCCTGGGCGACCGGCCGATGACAGCGGCCGAGCGGCAGCGGGCCTACCGGGAGCGACTGGCACAGGAGCGATACGAGTACGACACCCGCGAAGTGTCACGCGTGACGCTTATTCGGCAACTAGTGGACTGTCTCGACCAGCTCGACCGGCGACCGCCCGACCCGGACCTGAACGAGGGGGCACAGTACCGCGCAGCGGAAATACTCGCTGAATTGGTGACGCGTTATAAATTGGACGTTTCCCAAGTGCGACGGTTCAAGGCAGCAAAA